CGCGATAGCCCCTCGCCCCTCGCGCGCTGTCCCAAAAATTGACGGCCTCCCGGCCGACAGGAACGAGCGATGAAGTCCTCCCGAACACGAGCCGCGCGCGCAAAGCTGCCACCGGCGCCCTCGTCGACGCCCGACGTGTCCTACGCCGAGTACCTCCGCGCGAGCCTCATCCAGCTCGAGACGGCCGCCGTGAACGCAGCCGAGGCCGGTAGCTGGCAAGCGGTGAGCACGCTCAAGCTCCGCGCCCTGGACTGCCGCGTACGACTCGACGAGGAGATCGCGAAGGCCTCGTCTCCTGACGCGTCGATGTCCGACGAGCAGCTCCTGTCGATCATCGTCGCCGCCGTCGCGTCGATGCCGCCGCAACACCTCGAACGCATCGAGGACGCCGTCGACATGCGCCGTGGGGGCAAGGTGGTACGGCTCGCGAGTGGGGGCGCATGACTCCCTACGCCTCGGGCAAGCGGTGGACTCTCTACCAGGGCGACGCCCTCGCCATCCTCCCGCACATCGGCCGCGTTCACGCCATCGTGACTGACCCGCCGTATTCGTCGGGTGGTATGGTGCGCGGGGATCGGGCCGGTATGTCCGCTCGCGTCAAGTACGCGCAAACCGACAGCAAACACGCGGACAAGCTGACCGGCTTCTCGGGCGACAACCGCGACCAACGCGCCTACCTGACGTGGTGTGGCTTGTGGCTGGGCGCCTGTCTCGACATCACCGAAGAGGGCGGCCCCATCGTGTGCTTCACGGATTGGCGCCAGCTTCCGACGACCACCGACGCGATCCAGGCGGGCGGCTGGGTGTGGCGCGGGATCGTGCCGTGGTGCAAGCCGAGCAGCCGCCCGCAGATGGGCCGCTTCAACTCGTCGGCCGAGTACGCCGTGTGGGGCACGGCCGGCCCCTCCCTCGATCTTGTCGAGGTGGGCTGTCTCCCCGGCGACTATCGCGTATCCGCGCCTCCGACGGCCGAGCGCGAGCACCTCACACAGAAGCCGCTCGACCTGATGCGCGGGATCGTGCGGATCTGCCGGCCCGGCGGGATCGTCCTCGATCCGTTCTGTGGTTCGGGCACGACCGGCGCCGCAGCGTTGATCGAGGGCCGCGGATTTATTGGAATCGAGCGCGAGACGGCTCACCTCGCCACCGCCGCCCGCCGCCTCGCCGACGCGGAAGCCGGTGGCGTCCAGGCCGGGCTCTTCGCGGTGGGCGCGTGAGCCTCTCCGCGCTCGCCGCCGCCGCGCACGTTCTGGGGCAGCGGGCGCACGCCGACCCGCTGGCGTACTACCGCCCGACGCCGCCGCAGCTTCGCTTCCTCCAGAGCACAAGCCAGATCAAGCTGTTCCGCGCCGGCAACCAGGCCGGGAAAACCTGGGCCGGCGTCGCGGATTGCATCTGGCGCTGTCTCGGCGCGCACCCGCACACGCTCGTCAAGTCGGCGCCGATCGAGGCCTGGGTCGTCGTCGTGTCGTGGGAGCAGTCGCTCTCCATCCAGGGGAAAATCTGGCAGCTCCTCCCGAAAGACCAGATCGAGGGCGACTGCGAGTACACGCCGGGCAAGGGCTTCCGGGGCAAGGTGCCCATCGTCCGATTCAAGAACGGCAGCATCCTCCGCATACGAACCGTCAACCAGGGCGCGCTGGCGCTCGCGGGCGCAACGATCGACTACGTCCTGATCGACGAGCCGCCGCCCGAAGCCATCTGGAGCGAGCTTGCCGCGCGCGTCCTACGCCAGCGGGGCCGCATCGCGATCACGCTTACGCCCATCGGCCTCCCGCTTGGCTGGCTCCGCGCGTTGGTTGAGTCCGGCGAGGTCGAGGACATCCACACGCCCTTGACGGTCGAGGCCACCACGCCGATCGGCGGCCGGCCGTTGCTCCGCGCCGACGACATCGCGAAGCTCGAAGCCCAGGTGCTCCCGATGGAGCGCGCCCAACGAATCCACGGCGAGTGGGAGGCGGGCTTTACCGAGGGCCGGGTGTTCGTCCAGTTCGACCACACGACCATGGTGCGCGACGAGGCGCCGACGGGCGAAGCGCAGATCGCCATCGGCATCGACCATGGGAAGGAGAGCGGCGCGCAAACGGCGGTCATGGTGGCCGTGACGCGCTCGCGCGACAACGAGCCCCGGATCACCGTGCTCGACGTGGTGTCCAGCAACGGGATGACGACACCCGAGGATGACGCCGCGCAGATCCTGTCGATGATCAAGCGCGCCGGGCTCCGGTGGGAACAGATCGACCGCTGGGTCGGCGACCGCGCGGCCGTCAGTCGCCGAGGCGGGGCGCTCAAGTCGAACGCGCTCCTCGTTCAAGCGTTCGAGAAGTCGCTCAAGATCCCGATCGGGACGTGGCCCGCGAGGATTCATACGGCGTACAAGCCGGCCGGCTCCGTGTTCCACGGCTACCGCGTGCTCCAGGCCGCGATGTTGCGCGGCGACTTTGTCATTCACCCGCGCTGCAAGCGCCTTATAGACGACCTCGGCAAGTTCGACGGCCGGGCGGCGAGTGAGCACAAGCACACGATCGACGGGCTACGCTACGCGCTCGAGCTCGTGACGCGTCGGCAGTACCAGCCGCAGCTCCTCCGCATCGGATAGGATGACGCCATGAACGCCAGCATGACCGCTCCGATGCCGCCGGCCCCCGGCAACCCCGACGAGGCGCGCCGCGTCGAGCACACGCGACACCGATACGCCATGATGGAGGGGCGTTGGCAGCCCATCCTCGAGTCCTACATGGAGACGCAGCTGGGCAGCGTCCGGCGCGCGGCCATGGGCCTCGTGGACATCAGCTACTGCGCGCTCCGGACCACGTCCTACGAGCTCGCGACGCTCTACGACGCCGAGCCCGACGTGAAGCACAACCAGCTCGCGTCGCTCAACATCGACCGGCTTGTCGGCTCGGCGGGCTCGATCGCGCGTTCGGGCCTGTGGTCGCAGATGTCGCGGTTTCAAGCGTACACTCTCGCGTTGCGCGAAATGTGGATGCGCGCCGATGTCGAGGATGGGCGCCTCGTCTACCGGCCCGTTCCTCCGCACATGACGATGGCCGAGGCCGATCCGGCGCGGCCCAACGTGCCCACGCTCTTCGGCGAGCTCCGGCTGCGTCAGGTTGAGGCGCAGCTCCTCTGGACGTTCGAGGTGTGGGACATCCGCGACGCCAGCAACCCGACGTACCGGGTCGTCGAGGCGCTCGACGGGTGGAAGTTCGGGCGCGACCTGACGCGTCTCGTTCACGGCGCGACCTACGACGGCGCCAACTACCCGGCGAGCTGGCGCCGCGCGAACGGCACGCCGATCATCCCGGCGATCCTCTACCATGCGAGCACCTACGGCGACCGGCTCTTCGATCCGTTCGCGAACATCGAGCTTTACACCGGCTCTTTGCAACTCGGGCTGTTCTATTCGTACCTCGCTCACTGCATCCGCGACGCCAGCTACCCGCAACGCTACGCCGTCGGCGTCCGTGTCGCCGGCATGGATGCGTCGGACCTGGGGAGCCGCGCCGCGCGCTCCGAGGTGACGACGGACCCGACCACGATTCTGATGCTCGATCCCATCGCGGAGACGAGCCAGCCGATGATGGGCCAGTATCAGGCCGGCGCGGACGTGGAGAAGCTCGAGGCGGTGATCGCCGCCGTGGCGCACCGGCTCGCGACCGACGCCGGCCTCGCGCCGTCGGAGCTCCAACGCACGTCCGGCTCCGCGCGCTCGGGCTACGCCATCTCGCTGTCCCAGGAGGGCAAAAGGCAGGCACAGCGCCGGTACATCATGCAGTTTCGCGCGTCTGACGAGGCGCTCGTCGGGCTGTCGGCGGTGCTCTACAACCGCTGGAGCGAAGCGAACACGGAGCCGACGAACTACCCCGAGGGCGCTTTCAGCGTCATCTACCGCGAGATCCCGCTGTCGCCGCAAGAGATGGAGGCCCGTCGTAAACACGTCCTGGAAATGCTCGCCGCCGGGCTCATGTCCGAGGTGGACGCGCTCCGCTTCTTCGGGAGCCTGTCGGAACAGGACGCCATCGCTCAGCTCGCCGCGATTCGCACGATGCGGACAGAGACGCCGCCGCCGCCGCCGCCGGAAGGAGGAACGACGCCAACGCCGGCGGCGCCTGCCGACGACGTATCCCACGCCGAGGCCATGGCTGAAGCGGTGGACGAGCTGGTAGCGTCCGAAGAGGCCGTCGCTTTGCTCCTCGAAGCGGCGACCGGCGACCAGGCCGACACGCTACGCGACTTGCTCGCCAGCATCCGCGAGGCCCGCGGCTACCTGACGGGCGCGCCGGTCGAGGCCGCCGAGTAGTGCCGCTCGACTTGCGCCCGCCGGCCACGGTCGCCGCCGCCGCGCGTCGCGGCCTCGAGCTGCGTCGCGAGTTCGGGCGCGGCGGGACGGTCGTAGGTGTCGCGCGTGCGCGTGACCTCTCCAACCGGCGCACGCTCTCGATCGACACCGTCCGCCGCATGGCGTCGTTCCTGTCGCGTCATGCCGTCGACCTCGAGGCGCCCGCGGCGAAGCCGGGCCACCCTGACTACCCGAGCCCCGGCCGCATCGCGTGGCTGTTGTGGGGCGGCGACGCCGGGCGCCGGTGGGCGAACAAGATCCTAAAGCAAGAAGCTCGGCTTCAAGCCGAAACGAAGGGGTACGCATGAGCGAAGAAGTGACCACGGAAACCACGGACCAGGGCGCGGCCTCCGCGCGGATTCGCCAGCTTGTCGCGCGCGTGAAGGAACTCGAGGGACGTGTCGGCGAGCTGGAGC